CAACACCTTATCTCGTTTTTCCTTGTTTTAGATCGCGCTTGGCGATCCCCGTTCAAACTTAAATCCAACTTTGCACGACAAGCTTCTATCTATGTCGCAACTTCCGCATCGCTTGGGTATATCACAAATCAAACTGACCATGACCGCTTCGGTCAATTCTGGACTATTAGCCCGATGGGTATCGACTTTTTAGGAGAGTTAGATGAAATACTTGAAGACATTGCAGAGCAGCTTGAAGCCGACCCTGCTGATTGATGCTGACTTATTTTTATTTCGTGCAGCCGTGGTATCTGAGGAAGAGACCGACTGGGGTGATGACATTTGGTCACTTGCCTCCGACCTCAAAGTAGCAAAGAAAGTGTTTACCGATCAGATCGAAAGCTTTCAAAAGCGACTAGACACCGATGAAGTGCTGATGTGTATTTCAGACAGAGAAAACTTTCGCAAAAGCGTACACCCCAGTTACAAAAGTAATCGCAAGAAATCCCGCAAGCCAGTGGGCTATAAAGCATTAGTTGAGTGGGTCCAAGAAACTTGGCCTTCGCATTGTCAGGCAACCTTAGAGGCTGATGATGTCATGGGCATTCTAGGTAGCTGCCCTGACCTCAAAACTGTGATCGTGAGTGATGACAAAGATATGAAGACGATACCTTGCAGACTCTACCGACCTGCTGATGGTGATCTATTAAATGTGTCTTTGATTGATGCTGACAAGCAGTTTTATACGCAAGCACTCACTGGTGATTCCACCGATGGCTATGCGGGTTGCAAGGGCGTGGGTGCAGTCACCGCCAGTAAGATTCTGGGTAACCGACCTGAGTGGTCTTTGGTTGAGCAACAGTATGTCAAATGTGGTTACTCACGGGATGACGCAATTGTCCAAGCGCAGCTTGCGAGAATCTTACGCTTTGAAGATTGGGATGCGACCACAGAAACCATAAAACTTTGGAGGCCAGAGTGATGTCAATTTTAGTGACTAAGATGTCCCCGCTTTCTGGGTTAGAGAACACATTAGAAATTAATTGTGATGTCATCGATTACGCGCTGTGGATTCGAGGCATGCTCATACAAGACGCTATGCCTGATGTGCCTGTAGATCAGCGAGAGTTCCTGATATCTGGTATCTATCCTGGCGAATGGGATGATTTTGCAAAAGGGGGTGAATCTCTTGATATTCACTGAGCGAGATTTGAAGCAACTTACTTTGAGGCGCACCACCTTTTCTAGCCAAACGAAAACCTCAGATAACTATTATTGTAATTTGGAAGATGGTGACCGCACAAAGTTGGTCGTGGGACAGCATATTAGAAGCAATTTTCAGCCACATCCAAATGCGCTATTAGAACCAATTAAAAAAAGGAAACTACAAAATGTCTATTAGATTAAATCAAGCGACACCCGCAGATTGGGATCGATTACGCAAGGCACATCCTGCAATTCAAGTTACTCCCAATGAAAAGACTGGATTAGAAGCGTGGTCGGTTCCCGCAGAGCAAGAAGCTGCTCAGTTGGGATCACAAGAAGGTGAAGACCCAGTAAATAACCCAACCCACTATAACAAGGGTGGCATTGAGTGCATTGAGGCGATTAAAGCGTCAATGACTGAGGAAGCATTTTGCGGGTATCTCAAGGGCAATTTGATTAAATACAGTTGGAGAATGGCGTATAAAAAGAAGCCGTTAGAAGACTTGAAAAAGGCTCAATTCTATTTGGCACGTTGGATTATGGAAGTTGATAAAAACAATTAGAAGAGGGTGTGACAGTGGTGGCTACAGAATCCTTTGGTGATAATTGGATCTAGCCAAAAATCAAGGAAAGCGTATAACCACCACTGTCACACTTGCGGAATATACGCTTCCTTTTTGTTTAAAGCAAAAAAAACAGTCAATGTTGTCGCTTTTATACAACTTATTGCGCTTTTTTTATACTTTAGTCGCTATCATCGTCATCGATGGTGTCAAATGCCTCCGAAATTTGGTCATTAACACGCTCAAACAACAATCCCTTCAGTATTAATTCCAAACGTCTAGGTTTGCTCACGTTCCATCGTATTAGATTATTACGGGTCTCACCTATTAACGAAGCAACTTGTGCCACACTCTTAAACCCTAAAGCTTTTACTTTTTCACTTGCCGTCACAGGTCAGCCTCCGATTGAGTTTCGTTTAAATTGCGGTTAATTCCAGACACAAACTCGTCAACTAAATCAGACTGTGTTTCAGTTAGATTTGAATCATATTCTGTATAACGCGCTAAATACCGATAGCCGTAATTAGCGTGGAGCTTATCGTCTTGCGTGTTCATCTGAGTATGAGCGACATCGGCGTTTTTAAAAGTGATTATGTAGCCGTCTAAATCGTCATTAAATTCAGTTTTAAACTCGTTAATGTCCATTAGATTTCCCCCGTTTCGTTAGTTGAATAATCGTCCATGTTAATTATTTCTTGGGGTGCGCCGTCGTCAAAGCGCGTGACAGACAAATCATAGGCATCAGCTTCGTCTAATTTCTCTAATGCTAAATCAATGGCGCAATCGAAATCGGGATCAAAAATTATTGTCGGCGTACAATCTGCGCGCGTTGTGCGTTCTGGCGCTGGCTTAGAGTAATAAGCTATTTGCCAAGACTCTTCGTACCAATCAATGATAATTGGATTGCCGCTTTTAGCGTCGAAGCCGACAATTTCGACATATCGCGCACCACAATCGCCAGTACTTGCACCTTCTGAGTCAAGATATCCTTCGATGCTTCCAAATTCTGTTGTGATGTGGTCAACGTCTATCCGCGAAGGCTTGTGCGCCTGAACAAATTCTTTTGCTGCTTGTTTTATACTCATTTTATTACGCTCCCAAATATTGTATTAGAATTGAAATACCAAAGGCGGCTATTAGACCAACCGCGACCATGGTGCATGATGCCACAAATTCATAAGCCTTACGCGCCTCCCTGCGCTGGTGATATGACTTATCCTGGCAGATGTTTATTAGATTCATTGGGTGACCTCTTGCTCTGCTTTGTTTATTGCCCAGTTGCAAAGACCCTCTGTGAAGGCTTCTCCATTAGCTAACGCCTGATCTAGATATTTATCTGCCAGATCCGATATCTTTATCTGTCTTTGTTCGAGTTCATAGTCTGTCATTAGATCACCTCCAAAATTATAGTATTAGAATCGCTTAAACCTATTAGAATTGTGTTGCCGATTTCGGCGTGGGCTTTTATACCCTTGATTGAGATGCGCCGGTCGGCACGGGTGTTATTAGTTCGATAAAAGTTAATAACAGTATCTTTACCATCCAACCACTGGGCGGGGCGGGTATGCTTCTCACCGCTGATCATTGCGTCATAATCGACATAGACGGCCATTGCAAAATGTCTAACACTGACATTAGCATCAATGATCGCTTTGTTTAACATCGTCTTCGTGAGTGTTACGCTTGCCTTATCCATAGTATTTGCCCTTAGTTATATTAATAGTTTGATAACCGTAACCGGCCGCCCCTAGAGAATCCTCTAGAGACCCAATGCCGCCCGAAAGTATCCACGTTGTCACAAACTGATGGATGCTTTCAATACAGCCAAGGTCATCTATGTAAGCACGGATAACATCAGCATCGAGCTCGATAGTGCATTCGATTTTTATTTTCATTGTGCCACCTCGACGCTGTTAGCTTTGCAGACTCGATATATCTGGCGTTGAATTTCACGGTTTACAGCCCACAGCTTGCGCCCACTGTTACGGCCATAACCGTCTAATGGAGCGTCTTCGCTGAAATGGAGCCAATCGTCAAAATTCGTCACATACTCGCCGTCCTGCGCCCATTCGATAGCAGCGTCTATATCGAAATCCACTGCGTAAACATCGTTGTCATTTGCCATGTTTGCGTATTGAGCCAGCGGGATAGTTTTCATTAGTTCACCTCCAGTTTCGGTAAATCGTCTAACAGAATAACGCGCATTCGCTGCGCCTCTTGCCAGTGCATTACAGAGCCGCTATAACGCTTCTTGCGTCTGATCATCTCACTACGCCAGATAGCCTGAGTGCCATTGATTACTCCAAGCTGATACGCTTGGTCGATCACTTGCTGCGCTTGGGTGATGTTCATATCTTACCCCCCCAATTTTCACGCTTGGCTTTAATCAAAAGCTTGTAATCTAAGCAGATCAAATCATAGTCCGAAAGATGGCCCACGCCATGGACGCTAACAATGCCCACCCAAACACGCCGCAAAGCATTCATTGATCGTGCGCCGTTTATTCTTTTTAAGGCCGCTTTGTAGTTGCTCATGCGTCCACCCCCGCTTCAATCATGGCCGATTCCAGTATTTCGCCACCGACAATGAACGTGTACATATTTACTACATGCTCAGGTTCTGAGAAGTCACAAAATACCTCGCCAAAATTATCTTGCTCGTACTGCTTGATGACATCAATAGCCTCAAAATAGTTACTACCTAGCCACTGTTTAGCCAAGTGTCTACCGATGATGTAGTAGTCATTGTTAAAGATGTCGTTGTGGACATCGTAAATGTCTGTGAAATCATAATCACATCCGCGCTCTGCTTGGGCTTTAGTTTCTAATAGCCAATCAACGGCGTGAGCTTTTATCTCGTCGTACTTAAAGTAGTTAGTTTCCATAGTGTCGAACCTCTAGATAGGTTTAGTTAGTTGGTGTACAAATGGCTACTTAGTGAAATAGCCATAAGAACGACAACTAGTCATGATGTGTTGCTTTTAGCAGCTCCGCTAGTTCGTACATGCGATCCAGTACTGCGCGATCTTCTGGCAGTTGGCAATAGAACGGAAGCGTCCTTAACTTTTCCATAACTTGATCAAGCTCCGCTTGGATTTCATCTTTGGTTAAAAGTAAATCGCGAGTAGCAGCCATAATGTTTCCCCTCTTATATAGTGTAGTAAGTGATTAATATGCTGATGAACCAACCCATAAACAAAGTGCCACCCAGAACCAATAGACCAAGGTAAGCGACACAAGCGGCGGCTTTTAACTTATCTGTAAAGCTTTCTCTGTAGTTATTCATAATGTAGCCCTTTATTGATTGAGTTAGAATAGTAGACCCATATTGGTCTAATAACAATAGCTTAATGTACTATATGTAACAATAAAGGCGATATATTGTAATAATCAGTGAAATAACCTAAGAAATGGCGATAAAGCAGGGGTTTTATTTGTGTCCACCTATATGATACGTGAGCGAACATATAACGCCGCATGCCCTTTAGAGAACACCACGGCCAACCAACGATTACCCCCAGTAACTCCCTCACGCTTGGGCTGATCTTCGGTTGGCCGTGGCCTTTAGTGTGTCTTGAGTGATAACCATCACCAGTAATCAACATAAAGAAGATAAGCACGTTGGGTAAGCCGTAAGCGTCAAGCGTTGGCTGCCTGCGCTAATGCTTATGGTCTAAGGTAATATGATGGCGATACCAGTGTATCGACTGTGGTGGTCTTGTGTGGTCTTGTGTGGCTCTGGTATAGCCCATTTGTAAACAATAGTTATGGCCTTGTTCCAATAAATTTTACACCCAGCCCAAAGCTACCAACGCAACAATGGGCGCTAATGGTTGGCACTGGCTGCACTGGGTTTACTGGGTAGCCAAAGGCCACGGGATTAGTAGACCCGTGCCGTAGAACACTAGGTATATCAATCGGTTATATTATTTGGTGTGAAATTCTAGGTTCCCTAGCCCAAAAGTGACCCCATGGGTCTAATGTATTACCCATTTCAAAAATTCCGGTAAACCCCTTTGTTGTTGTTGTTATTATTCGACTTGTTTAAGCAAAGGAGTCCCACCAAAGTACCCTTTAAGTAACCCTACATAACCCCCTCTCTAGGAGGAACCCCCCATGTCTGACCCATATCAAACGCACTACCATGGCGTAGAGTCCCCCTCTAAGCGTTGGGCGGCTATAACCCCCCATAACACTACTGCACTAGCGATCCTCCCAAAGCAGATAATAGCCCGTGTGGCTGGCACTGTGACGGTAGTAGGTGACGATGGCGCTGTTGGTGTCTTTCAGTTATTGGCTGGTGTACCACTGGCTATACGCCCGAATATAGTTAAGGCAACAGGTACTACAGCAACTGGTATCGTGGCTCTTTACTAGCAATGAAATATACACTCAGGTATACATTTAAAAATGACTTTAAGAGGTTTGGTTGCTTTCACCTACTCCCAGAGTTTGAGATAGGTGTAGAGGAACACAGTGACGTTTGGCATATACGACTGGCTTTTCTTACCCATGAAATCTATGTGGCTTTTATTAGAACCAACTACAAATAGGAAACACCCCCCATGGCACTTGAAACAGGCACTTACATTAATAGTCTGAATGCTTCTAATCCAGCGGCAACCGATGCCCTAGCCCAAGCTGATGATCACCTAAGACTGCTCAAGTCCACCATTAAGGCTACCCTACCTAATGTGTCTGGGGCTGTTACGGCTACCCACACAGTAATGAATGCTAAGTTTGCTGAACCTGTTTCGGCTATAACTTCAGATGGTAATGTTCCAGCACTGGCCTCTGGTATTACGGGTGCAGAGATACGCACTCTTATAGGTGCGGAGGTATCAGGTGCGGCTACCGCTAGTGAAGCTTCTGCGGCTGCTGGGGTAGCATCGGCAACAGCGGCTACTCTACTGCTTGTATACCCTGTGGGTAGCGTCTATACGTCTGTGGTAGCCACTAGCCCTGCGACTCACTTTGGTGGTACTTGGGTAGTATTTGGTACTGGAAGAGTAATGGTGGGCTACGACAACTCTCAGACAGAGTTTGACACTGTAGAAAAGACAGGCGGCTCTAATACTCACACATTGACCATAGCTGAGATGCCCGCGCACACACACAGTATCTCTATTGAGAATACGCGGGGTGACGGCTCTGATGGTGCAGAAGATGGCACAAGCAGCTTTGATTCTACGGACACTAGTTCAACGGGTGGTGGCACTGCACACCCAATACTACAGCCGTATGTTGTAGTCCACATGTGGAAGCGTACCGCGTAATGCGCTGCTATATATGTGACTCAGGACTAAGGTGGGAAGGGGATCAAGACTTAGAGTTAGAAGAGCAAGATTATCTCTACAGTGTTATCACTTTTCTGCACTGTGACAATTGCGATAGCCACATAGAAGTCTATCATCCAGCAGAACTTGACCTGTCATCTCCCGAACCTGTTCCGGGTAATGAGAGTAATAGAGGATATACCCCCCATGGCGAAATTGCCCCAGATTAGAGATGTTGGTGATGTAGGTGTAATCACAGACATACGCCCAGCGTCACTCCCGCTAAATGGTTACTCTAGGGCTAAGAACGTAAGGTTTGATGAGGGCAGGGTGGCTCGTTCACCAGTGTTCCGTAAGATTAAAGATTCCCTTGGTTTCAACCCTAGATTTACCTATGGTATCCAAGGGGAGTACGGGGGTGGCTTTGCGTCCATAATCATGGTCTCAGACACCTACCAGTTTAAGGCATACCAGAATGGCAATGTGGCATCTGCCCAAGGTAGTCTTTCGACAACTTCTTCAAGTGGTACTCCCTTAACTGGTACGAACCTAGCAGACATAGCCTACATAAACCGATCAGATAAAGTCCCTGCCTATATGCTTAATAGTGGTAGTAACTTTGCTGTACTACCTAACTGGGACTCCACATGGCGGGCTGAGTCCGTCCGTAGCTATGGTGACTTTCTTCTAGCCCTAAACATCACGGAGAATGGTGTGGGCTTTCCCTCTAGAGTACGCTTCTCCAACTTAGCTGCGGCTAATTCAGTCCCTGACTCTTGGGACGCATCAGATAATACTAAGTCTGCTGGGTTTAATGACCTAGTGCAGATGCAGTCGGGTATCGTTGATGGGGCTACCTTGGGTACTAACTTTATTATTTACTCTAAAGACCAAGTCTGGCTAATGGAATTTGTGGGTGGCACGTTCATCCATAACTTCAGAAAACTCTACAGTGAATGTGGGGTAATCAACCAGAACTGCATCCTAGAAGTCGAAGGCACACACTACGTCTTTGACCACGATGATATCTATGTACATGACACCCACACACGACAGTCAATTTGTGATGAGAGAGTAAAGGCGTACATCTTTGGTGGCCTAAACACGGCTAAGACTGACAGATGCTTTGCCCATCACAACCCAGAGTTAGACGAAGTAATGTTTTGCTATGTCTCTGGTGATGACATGGCTGAGTACACTAATGGTGAAAGGTGTAATAGAGCAGCAGTGTTCAACTATAAGAAACAAACTTGGTCATTCATGGATATGCCGAATGTATCCGGTAGCACCATGGGTACTGTAAGTTCTTCCACAAGCTATGCTAACAGCACTGCGGTCTACTCGACTACAGGTGGCACTTACTATACCCAAGAAGCAGGTTATGACCTGCACTCCCTATTTGTGGGTGAGACTAACAGCGTAGATGGTATCACTTCAGCCAAGCTATACGGCTTAGATTTAAGTGACGCTGGTAGTCTTGCTTTCCCACTAGATTCGGAGGCTAACAAAAGTCCGTTCTTGGAAAGACAAGGCATCGACCTAGACGAGATTTCTTCTTTAAATGGCTACAAAGTCATCACGAAGATACTCCCGCAGGTAGACACTAGAAACCCCAATAAGCAGTTTACGTTTAACTTTGGTGCTTCTAATTTATTGGGTGATGCTACCGTGTACGACCCAAGTATTACCTTCGATGGCTCTGCCGACTACAAGATAGACACCAGAGTCGCAGGTAGATACTTGAGTTACAAAATGACTGTAAGCGATGACAAAGACTTTAGTTTCATTGGTTTCGATTTGGATGTATCAACAACTGGAAGGAGGTAACTATGGCAGACCTACCCATCCTTGGCTACAAGCGTCACCCCCGACCTATGTTACGTAAACCCAATATTCGTTATCACAAGAGTCAAGAGTTAACTAAAGAAAACCATACTACTGCTGTAGAGAAAGTAACAGGTACTAAGAACGATAATTATGATCTTGGGGTTTACTTAGATAATGAACTACAGCGTCTTGAGAACTCTTTTGACACCAACACCCAGCAGACTAATGTTTTAGACGTAGGTGTCAAAGAGATAAAGCAGAACATCATCAGTATCAACAATGCTACTGGCGCGAACACCGCAGCGATTAGCCAGGAAGCTAATACAAGAACTACTGCTGACTCTGCTCTCGCGACTTTAGTTTCCAACTTGTCTAGCACAGTGGGCAGTGGTGACAGTGCCAATGCTGCTTTGGTATCTAATGAAGCACTCGCTAGAGCCAATGCCGATAGTGCGTTAGCCTCCACAACTTCCGACTTGGCTGTCACTGTGGGTGATGTATCTGGTTCAGTGTCTGTAGAAGCTGAGGCAAGAATCGCAGCCGACAATAATCTTCTATCTAAGTATGGTGTCACTTTAAATTCCAATGGCTATGTCACAGGTTTCTCTCAGAACAACAATGGCACGACAGGTACGTTTAAAATATTGGCAGATAAGTTCACCATTATTGACCCATCAGATTCTGCTGGAGAAGCAGGTACTCAGGTCTTCTCCATAGTAGGCGGTATCGTCACGATGGGTACTGCCCACATTGGTAACCTCAGTATCGGTACTGGTAAGATTTCAGACAATGCTGTATCAGTGTCTAGTTTTGCCCAACATGCCTTACAGACAGGGTTATCAAATAAGACTTTTTCTACTACTGTCAGTATGGCATCAGCAGGCACGGTTACCGTTATTTGTAAAGCTGGTGTCTTTGGGAGTGGGTCATCTCCAACAGTATCTTTAAGCTTGACTATTGATGGTACTCTCCAAGATTCTTTAAACGCTACAGGTACTCCGGCCTTAGGCACCCATTTGCTCCTTGGTTCTAAAGAAGTTTCTTCTGGTAACAAAGTAATCACAGTAGGCTACACTAATTTAGCTAATACAACTAACCCCTCGCAAAGGGCACAATTTGTTGTTTTAAGAAGGTTCAAATGAGCATAATTAATTATAGCTGCTATGACGAAAGTACAGGAGTCATCACAAGCCATCAAAGTGGTCTTCAAGCCGATGCCGACTTAAACGCCCCTTACGTCCTTGGTCACTACAATTCTCAACTCTATGAGATTGTCGATGGTGCTGCTGTCTCTAAAGACGATTCCGTGATAGCTGCTCAAAACAAAGTAAAAGTAGACATAGAAATGCGTACTCTCAGGGATGGTATGTTGGCTGATTCAGACTGGACTCAAATGCAAGATGTACGCTTTAACGTAGGCGTTCAATCAGCTTGGGCTACCTACCGACAAGCCCTTCGCAATGTACCTGCTAACAACTCTGATTGTGCATCGATGGCCGATATAGACTGGCCTACACCCCCAACATAAAGGAGTCACACTATGTCTGATCTTAGTGTAGCCGACTCCTTAAAATCCTCAGTAACTCACCTAGAGAACACTATAAACGAATCGATAGCTTCAGGTGATTCTGAGTGTGCCATAGATCAAACTTCTCTGCGTCACTTCTACACAGACGCAATACCGGAGTACGGTTGTGGTATTTACACAAGAGAACTAACCGTCCCAAAAGGGATGACCTTTGTCGGTAAAATCCATAGACATTCACACATGACCTTCCTTCTAAAAGGGGAACTAATGGTTGTATCGTCTACTGGAAAAGTACACATGAAAGCACCTCATACATGGGTAACCCCCATTGGCGCAAAACGGGCTTTCCATGCACTAGAGGATTCTATTCTCACCAATGTACATATCACTCAACACTTGGGTGAAGACAAATTAGAACAAATGGAGGAAGAGGTAATCGCCCCGTCTTATACATCTATGGGGCTTGATGAACCTGACCTTAAACTTTTTTTGGAGAACACATAATGAGTTTTGTAGCAGCAGCAGTAATTGGTAGTTCAATCGTAGGTGGAATAGCGTCCCATGCCGCAGGTAAGTCAGCAGCCCGCGCTCAAAAGGAAGCCGCAGAAATGCAAGCAGAAGCATTTAGGTTCTCTAAGCCCTACATCGAGCGTAACTACGACTCAGCAGAGGCCAACCTTAATGATTCTTTATCCGCAGGGGCTTACACGGGTAAGACTTACGCTGGCCCTAATGACATGCAACTCCAAGGTAATAACTACATCGGTAACATGGGCGCTATGGGGGCAGAAGGTGCTTATAACCTTACCCAAAGCGGTCAAGGATTCGGCCAAAACGCTAATGACATATATGCGTCATCTCAGGATGACCGTATGGGTATTGCCCAGGATTATGCGATGAATAACTCCAGTGGATTGGTCGATTCCGCTATGCGCGATGACACTCGTAATCTCCAAGAGAATACCCTGACAGGCATTAATCAAGACGCCAGCGGCACAGGAAACATGAACTCCTCTCGCGCTGGTGTAGCTGATGCAGTAGCTAACCGTGGTTACAATGACCGTAAAGCCGATGTCACTTCAAACATCAACCAGCAGCTAATGAATCAGTCTTTAGGACAACAGAACCAGCAGTTTAGAGATAGTGTTATGGCTAACAAGGGTGTCTCTAATGCATATAGCCAAGGTATAAACTCAATGGGTACGATGGGTGACTTTATGACTGGCGCTGGGGGTAATCTTCAAGGCTTTGAGCAGGATCGCTATAACGACAACCGCTTCAGGTTTGAAGATTCAAGAGACTATGGTCTTAACCAAAACATCAAGTATCAGCAAGGTATCTTGGGTCAAGCACAGTACCAGTCACCACAGAATCCTGTTCTGCAATCGGCCAGTCCTACGGCAGCGGCATTTGGTGGTGCGATGCAAGGTGCGAGTCTGGGTTTAGACTACGCTAAGTATAAGAATGGATAAGGGAATTAAATTATGGCTTATTTAAATAAAGTGATGGGTGACGCTGTCAACTATGGCGCACCACTATCCTCAAGGATGTCTCCCAAAGAACAACAGCTTAGATTGCAGCAAGAGCAGAAAGAGCAGCAAGAAATAGAAAATCAAAGACTCAGAGATGCACAATTCCAAGTTGGTCAGGATAGGTACTCGCGTATGGCTGCCCCCGTACTTAACTATGCCAGTGGCGTAGCAAAAGACAGGCGAGAAAATGGCGCTCCAACTGCATACGGTGTTGGTGAAGGGTTACGCGATGGTGTGCAGTATTTACAGGACAATCCGTCTTTGGGGGCGCTAAGTAGAACTCGTAATTTAGTTGGGGGCTTGGAAGGCGCGGTAAACCTTGGTAGAGGCGCTTTAGGAATCGAAGGTGAAACCGATTTGTTTGACCCCGTGAAGGCGAGACTTGACCAAACTGACTTACCAGATGCGCCTATTAACCCTCCTATGTCACAGGATATTTCAAACAGGCTTAATGCACAGACTGGTAATGGCGCTTTAACCCAATACGCCCTAGATGCCAATCAATTACCCGAAAGAAACATGAATACTGGTGCGCTTGAGGAGTTGGGCGAGGCTCCTTATGAGCATCTGCTTCCTAATGGAACTCCGCAAACCCATACGATGCCAGATGGTACTGAGATGGATGGAGCAACTCACGAAGATAGTTTAGGTGTTCTCTCCGGAGAAAACTCAGGTAGTAAAACCACGAACAGTAGAAAAGACGGAATTTTAGCCAAGGTTGGTGAAGCTGCCAGCGTTGACCGCTCTGGTACGACCACGGGTAACAAGAGAGATGCCGCAGCACTTTCTGTGCCTAGACAAAAGATTGAACTATCAGAAATGCTCATGCGAGTAGGTGGTGCTATCACAGGTGCTTCTGACAAAGGCGCTCTCGCTTCAATCGGCGCTGGTACAAATGTTTACGGTGCTATTAAAGATGAAAATAGGGCAATGGAAATGCAGCAATATGAAGCTGACCAGAAAGCCTATGACGCTGAAGAGAATCGCAAGATTCAACGTATGTCTGCAACAGGCGGTAGTGCCTCTCAACAAAAAAACGCAAGAACAGATCAGCAGACCTTGGCTGCTGGGTTGGCTAGAGTTAAAGCTTATGACGGTCTAGCGTCTGATATTACCAAGGCTGGTGATAACGTGTCGGGAGCTTGGGATGGAACTGTTGGTAAGCTTTGGGATCGCGCAACTGGTGATCCTAATGCTGCTCTTAGGCTGCGTATGGAAGACGTTAGAGTCGATGCGGCTCTGGTCAAAGTAGCCCAAACTAAAGGTGCTATCTCAGATAGAGAGATGTCTTTGTTCTTATCTCCGATGCCTACCATGATGGACGATGAAAAAGTCTGGTTAGATTGGCTTTCGATGCAGCGTCATGTAACTGTTGCTCTCAATGACCGCATCAGTGGAAATGTTACCGTTGACCAGTTTGATAATAATTTATCACCAGAAATGGAAAAGTACGCTCAAGCGTACCCAGACCAACGCGCTTCTACTGATACACTTTTAACTAAGTATGGAATAAATTAACGGAGTTATAACCTATGTCTGAACGTCTGCAACAGATTTACTCAGCATTATCTGCCGCAGACAAAGCGGGTAACACAGAGGACGCTCAGAACTTGGCTAACGCTTATAAGCTAGAGCGTGATAGGTCAGAAAAAGCCTCCGGTGGTATGCAGCCGTTTAGATCAAGGATAAAGCCACCAACAGACAATGCATTCCAGTACTCTGTGGATCAAGCGCAGAGGATGGGTGGTAAAGGTCTTGAGGCTTTGGGCCGTGCAACACAATCCCCACAGATAGAAAACTATGGTACGTCAGTCGTTAAACAGCAAGACGGTGATATATCTAAGGGTGGCTACAAGCCGTCTTACACTAAGTCACTGCGCGACACTTTTAACGAAGATGGCCTTTCTTCTGCTATGGGCTGGCTAGGCGAGAAAACGGCAGAAAACTCTGTGTCTGGCGGTGCTGCCTTAATAGGCGGTGTTGCGTCAGCGGCTGTCGCTTCAGTGTCTGCACCAGCCGCAGCAGTAATTGGTTTAACTACTTTAGCGGGTAGTGCGGCCATGGGCGCAGGCGAAGCAGCATTTGAGCAAGAAGATAAGGTAGGAGACTACGATTCTTCTCTAGCCGTGGGACAAGGAATAATAATAGGTATTCTAGACAAGTTCGGTGCTGGTAAAGTAATACCGAAATCTAAACTTATGTCTATGACTACCAAAGAGATAACTGACGAGCTTTCTAAAAAGGGATACACCCAAGCCGCTAAAGAAATACTGCAAAAGACTGCTGTAGAGGGTGCTACTGAGGTAGCCCAAGAAGGTGTCTCAATGGCTGGTGCAGCATCCAGAGGAGGCGAATACACCAATGATGAAGTATTAGACCGTGGTATTGAAAGCTTTGCGTTAGGATCTACCAACGCGGGTATTGCCCAAGGTGTCATGGGTACTGGTAACGCTATAGTTAATGGTAAGCCAGCGTCACTAAGTGACCGTGCCGCCCAAGCTACTTTTGCACAACGCCTAGACACACTTCAGCGAGAGGGTGACATAGATGGTAACCCATTTGATTTAAGCGACTTAGATACAACTTCAGAGACTGGTGTCCGTGCGCTAGTTGACGCTGCCCATCGTGCTATAGATGCCGAAATAAAAACCAAAGAGAGCGATCTAAAGCCCTTCTTAGACCCTAATGACAAGTCTTTAAACTCTCAGCAAAAAGCTGACAGAATCAAAGTCATTAATATGCTAAAGCAAGCCCGTAACAAAACTAAATCTGTAGTTGGTGCAAAAGACTTTGCTCTACTTAAAAAGCTAGTAGGGGATACACCCGATGGTCAGAGGCTTATCAATTTAGTCAAAGAGAGCCAAGAGCAAACGAAAGTTTGGAACGCAGGTATGGTTGGTGGTGTCTCTAAGTATACTGACCTATCCAACCCCATACCTTCAAACACTAACTACTCAGGACAGCAGACTCTAACTAACTCTATCAAGGGTTTAGGTACAGGCGGTCTTGCGTATACTTCTGGTGGTGCTTCTTTGATACCACAAGCAGCTATATTTGCTGGTGGCAGGCTGATCGACAAAGCCACAGGAAGACGATCAAAAGTAAGGCGGTATATCGACCAGAACAAAGGTGGCGATGCTTTCTCTGAGGTATCTGGAACAGGTCAACGTGATATTACCAGAGCAGAAATGATTCAAGCTGGTATAGATAAGTCTATAGAGCGTGAAAGCGTAGCCCAAGAGAAGCTAGATGAGAAAGAACTTAAAGCCCAAGACAAAGCTTCTGAGAAAGAACGTAAAGCCCAAGACAAAGCTTCTGAGAAAGCCGCAAAGGAGCAAGATGCCGCTATAGAAAAAGATATAGTAGCGCAAGAAAAAGCGGCCAATAAAGAAATTAACGATCTACTAAAGGCGGCTGAAAAAACTCGTAAAAAAGCTGTGGCTGATGTCCTTAAAGAACAGGCGGCACAAGTGTCAGCGGGACTTAAAGCACAAAAAGCTGCTGCTTCCGAAGCTAAAGCAGCTAAAAAACTAGCTGACACTAATAAAAGGTTATCCGATGCTGCTGCTGCCAAGCAAGCTACCTTAGACGCTAAAGCGGCTAAAGCATCTGAAGATGCTTCGGTAGCTGCGGGTATTGAAGCCCTTAGAGTTGAGACTACACGTTCATTAACCCAAGAAAACGCACCAGCCCAAAAAGGTAGTCCCCAATATATAGTCGAGAAAGCTACAGGTCTTAATAGATCAGGTGTCGCTAGAGTCCTGCGTATTATTAAAAGTAACGCAAGCACAAAGCGGGGCGTAAGAATCCAGATAGCTAAGTATGAGCAGAGTGTAGATACAGGTGGTCTGATTGACTTTGAAATCATAAGAAAGATCAATGTCGAAGTCGATAAGCATAAAACGCTAAAGGCATTAATGGTTGCCCCTAGAGATGCCGAAATAGGCACTCAAGCTATCAACACTCAAGTGCAAGTTATCAGGACTCAAAAAGACATTAATTACCAAGCAGGAATCGATAGCAACAGGCTCGTCATACAGGAACTTGATTCTGCTCTAAAGGCCGATAAGAAAATTAGCATCGTTAAAAAAGGAATCTTAATCTCTGCCCTGTCTAATATGGGTAAAGACTTAGGTAAAAATCCTATCGGTAAGCTGCAAGAAATAGAAGCTAACTTGTTAGATCAAGGTATCAGTCAAGAGCAGATGGGGATGTACTTTAAACCTTATCTTGACCGTGTTCTTGGGCAACAAAGGCCAGTAGAACAGCCAGTGATGCAAGAAGAAATACCACAATAGAAAAACATAAGGAGAGTTATGTGAGTACTAAAGCAGTGGACTTAGTCCGTTACCTAAAAACAATCCAAGAAGTCACCGAAAGTCCCTATCTCGATAAAGAGCAGCGCATACATATACTCAAAGAACTGCGCCGTGAGTTACCACCTGAAATGATGTGTGTATCGTCTATAAACACTAGACAGATCATTGAGAAAATACTTGAGGATAAAATACCTAATGGAAAAGAAGCCACCAAGAAAGCAACGCGCAGTATCACCCCCAAAACCACTAACCCACCCTCAAAGGGCGCAGAAGAACAGCTACTTCAAGACGCTGATGTCCACACCAGAGGGTCGGGCATTGAGAAAGGAGTGGTCAAACAAGCCCAAAAAAAACGCAGGTCGGCCAAAGGGAGTGCCTGATGGACACCGTAAGGACACCATCGCCCCACTTCGTGAACAAGCCAAACTTGATGCAAAGAAGGTAGTAGAGATTATGAGCGATAAATTCAATATAGAAGACGAGTATCAAAAAGAGGCACTGACCACGGCAGTAGAGGTAATGCGCCTAGTCGGTGAGACCAGAGAGCGCCTAGCGGCTGCACGACTGGTTCTCGACTTCACTAAAAGTAAGCCAGCGAGTAAATCTGATGT